AAATTATGTTCATGGGATGAACATACCCAAAGGCGATCTTGTTCGTGATGGAGTACATCCTATCCCTTCTTCTCTTGTTCAAGAGTGCTCCAATCTAATGGAATGCCCTGTTTCTGATAAGGGCATCTCCTACTGCCTTCTTAAGGCAAACGAAGATCGTCGTGTCCTCGCTGACTTAATGATCACCCAGGACACAAGAGACGTGGTCATGGGAGTATGGCGCTTCCGTAGCTTCGACAAGCTATCGCCCTATGCTTGGCTCTTGGGCCCCGAGTCAGATGAGAGTATGTTCTCCTGGCTTAGGCATCCCTTCAAGCGCTCCCGTAGCCACACCATTATGTTCGTCCCACACTTAGTCACTCAAGCCCTTCGAGAAACACCAAATCTCACATCGCTGGAAGCTGTACAAGCTAATGCTCGCCAGCGCTTACTCCGAACTCCTGCCATTGCTATACCTGACCGTATTTCGGCTGACATTATAGCAGGCTCCGAGCTGGTCTATGTTCTCTGTGCCATGAACCAGTTAAACTCGTCCGGAGTCGTCCCCTGCGGTCCATGGCGCACTCCGTTGTCCGAGACCGCTTGTTACGACCGCTCCCTGGAGTATTCGGAACAAACAGGAAAATTTACGCAGTCGGCTACCGCTCCCGAGAAGTACCGCTGGCCGTACCTAAGAGTGATTATTTTACTACTCTGCGGTTTAGCGCTCCGGCTATCTATCGACTACGTTCCAGAAATTTCCGGGCTCTCAACTTCGGTGTGGTTCCTGGATATGCTCCTATATCCATTGACCGCAAGGACCGACATAGTGTTATTGATGGTCTTAAGAAGCGTCTGTGTTCTGATCTGCCCCAAGCAGACCCCGTTCTTTTTGCTGAATTTTGTGAGTTTGTATCTCGATACGTTCAGCAGCATTATACTCCTGTCGACGTTATGTCTTTCGACGATTGGCTGGAGGGTCTTTCTTTCAGCCTCGACAGAAAAGCAGAGCTTCGTCTCGCTGCTGAGAAGTGGCATTACGGGCCACCCTCAGCACGCGTCTGCGAACGGGTAAAGTCCTTCATAAAGCTTGAATCCTACCCCGAGTACAAGCATGCTCGGTGGATTAACTCGCGGGTAGATGATTTCAAGGCCTATTCGGGTAGGTTTTTCAAATCCATCGAAAACCAAGTTTATTCTGATCCTTGGTTTATCAAACACGTGCCGGTCCCCGAAAGACCGAGCTGTATCAACTCCCTCTACCAAGGGGGACTTCATTTCTATGAAAATGACTTTACAGCATTCGAGAGTCATTTTTGCCCTGACTTAATGTCTAAAGTCGAGTGCGTTTTATATAGGCGAGTTCTTGCCAAGTATCCGAGGGACGCTGACTTTATATGCGGCGTCATCTCCGGTAAGAACCGCCTTTCCACCCGGAGTGGGGTGAGGCTCGAGTTGAATGCGAGGCGCATGTCTGGAGACATGTGTACCTCGCTTGGAAACGGCTTCACCAACCTCATGATCATCCTTTTCATTTGTTCCAAGCAGTCCCAGTCAGTCAAGGGTTTCGTTGAGGGCGATGATGGCCTTTTTGCTACAAAGGCTCTCATCACTGTCGACGATTATAAGAAACTGGGCTTTACTGTTAAGATACATG